CAGTATGGTTAGCCTACGACAATCCAGGCATTAGTGAAGAGGCAGGTATGTCCTATTCGTATTACGATAAAGAAACAGGGGTTTATGTTTATGTCTGTGGAGGTCTCAGTGATGAGGAGAAGAAGACAGAAGCAAAAGACCACAGTGAGTTCTTAAAGACAGAAGTTTCATACGAAGAATATTGTAGATTCGATATATCTGATAAAGTCATTGACGACACGAAATAATACAATATAATAATTTCAACTACTTAGACTCCTCTATATATTTATTTTCATTTATCATAAGATAAAGCTATCAAATGACTTGTGTTTCCCGATTGTAACTGCTACTATTAAAAGAGTGAAGATAACAACACATCAATTAGGGAGATGGTCTTAGTGTCCAAGAAATGTACTAAATGTAAAGAGTCCAAACCAAAAGCCAGTTTTCACAAAGGCAAAACCAATCCATGGTGTCGAGAATGCAGTAAGGCCTATAGTAAATTACATTACGACGAGAATAAACTTGCTATCTTAGCTCGCCAAGCTGAATTAAAGAAAACCTCTAAATACAAAGAGGCACGCCGTAAGAGAAGCAAGGAAGCTTACAGGGCCAGCCCTCAAAAGAGAGTCAGACAGAGCGCTCACACTGCTCTTACGGACCTTTTAAGTGGTAAAAGGAAGAGTTCCTGGGTATTAAAACATCTTGGGTGTACTGTTACAGAGTGGAAAAGACATTTAGAGTCTCAATTTAAGCCAGGGATGAACTGGGACAATCGTGGAGTTGGCAAAGAAAAATGGTGTCTTGACCATGTTGTTCCTTTAAGTTCGGCGGACCTTCAAAACAAAGACGAATTAGATAGGGTTTTAAACTATAAAAACACACAGCCTTTATTCCAACAAGAAAACTCTTCTAAAGGGGCGCGCATCCTACCAGAAGAAGAAGCTAGATCATTTGAGTACAAGACCAACCTAGCAGTAGAGAAGGCTACTTTCGAAGCTGAGGTTAAAGCAGAAAACGATATTAGAAACGTTATGCCAGATGTTATAATTGCACTAGCTGACAAAGAAGAACTCTTTATAGTTGAATATCTAGAAAAGATTGATTTTAAGAACAATGGCTTTCAACAGGCAGAAAAGAAGAAAGGTAAGAAGTAAATGATACGATTTGTTGCTATCCAGGTTAGGATTTTAAAGTTAATTAAGACTTTCTATTCTCGCGAAGGAGCGTCTATTGAGGTTTTGCTTGCTGAATTCGGCAACTATTCAAACAAAACAATGTTCACTGTATTAAAGCAACTATGCTTGAAGTATGAGTATCTAACCAAAGTCCAAACCAGATCGGGTCCTGTGTTTAAATTAACTGAAGAGGGAGATTTCTTTCTAACAGAATCAAACGATAGTCCAAGCTTACCTATAAGTCCCGCCGCGTTTAAAAAGGAAGCCCTCACAGGTAGCAAAGAGAAGATGGGCAAGTGCGGCTTAACACTTGTTCCAAGCGACATAGTAAATCCAGTTCTATTAAAGAGCACAAAGTCCTATAAAAGCACAGCAGACTTTTCTCCTTTGACGGCGCGCAAAAATAAACTTATAGAAATCATAGCTAAATCATTCTCTATAACAGTAGATCAACTAGCAGGAGCTATATCTGTAGGTACAATTCAACAGTGTACCAGCTGTGACGAGTTCAAAATAGCATCTGAAAACTTCCATAAGGACAAGCAGAAGTCTACTGGATACTGTTGTGTATGCAAGACATGTAAACAGCAGAAGTATCGCATTAAGGTTCAACAAGAGAAGGAAGGTAGCTAATATGATTGAGATTATTAAACCAGATTCTGAAATTAATCATTATCAATATGATCCTTCTAAAGTGACTGTAGCAATTGGAGGTTATGTGCTGCGTCCGTTTGATCTGTCTGAGTTCGTTACAATTACAATAATCCCAGCAGATAAAGACATAGTGAAGGACCCTACGGACGACCTCTTTCTGACAACGGCAACAGGAGCGAGCCTAGATAGTCTAGGTTACCTATATACAGAAGTCTCTAGGGCAGATGGAGAGACAGACGAGGACTTTAGAAATAGACTTAAGGCTTCTCTTCGCAGCGTGACAGCAGATACATCGGGAGGTAGTTGAAATGTTTGCTTTAGGATTTGCTGCCGGAGCGTTGGTGGTTGGCGTTCTTTCTTTTTTAGTCGCGCAACTTTTAACAAAAGGAGAATAAGATGATTAAGCTTGCACCCAAAGAAACGATGTATCTCTTATTGTTAGACTTCTTAGATACAATATGTTGGGTAACTTGGAGGTCTGGCAATCAGACACAGGAAGTTATTACACTAGACGATAATCTTCAATCGATTATCTTCGTTAACTTACAAGAGCCTTCTAAATGCGTGGCCCTTGGAGACAAAGAGTGTGAGTTCTTTGTAAAAGACCTTCTTTTTTGTGGCCGCGCGAATGAATACCAAAGAAACCTTTATAAACAAGCCTCTGTACTAGCTCAATACCCAGACTATATCGTATAACCACACTAGAAAGAAAGACCTAGAGACATGCCTGAAACTCTATATAAGACTTGTACTAAATGTAACAAAGAACTTCCTGTCGCAACAGAGTTCTTTCACAAACATGTTAGTGGTAAGTTTGAAGTATCCTCTTACTGTAAAGCCTGTATAAAAGCCTATCGTGATTCTCACAAAGAAGAAACAATATAACTTGATTTTTTTCATCATTCCAGGTATAATGATATATATAATCAAATAATAGAAAGTAGACCTACCTGTTTCTCAATGTAGTCCTTGAACTGTTCATAGTTAACTCATCGTAACTACAAAGAAAACTACAAAGGAGATACCCCACCATGGCAAACAAAAAACAAAGCTATAACCTCTTAAAACAAGTAAGAGACCAATTATCGGCTAACGGTATATCGGGTTCCATTGGAGGTTTCCTAACAGAATTGATGATTGGGAGAGACCCTAGACCAGGGATTGGCAGGTTATTTGAGCTGGTATCTGCGATAAAGAAGGACTATCCAACACAGGAAGAATGGGATGAAATCAAGCAGGAAGTACTGGGGAACCCCGTGTATAAAAACGTGATAGTTAGCCTAGACCAGTCTATAAAGGCTGCTGAGAAGCTAATTGGGTACGTTTATCCACGTTTAAACACTGTTTCAGGGACTGTAGAGTTAAGAGCCACACTAGAGAGGGTACTTAGCGAGGAAGAGCTTGGAGCCTTTGTAGAGGCTTATAGAGAGGTAGTAGAACCTAAGCAGCTACCTGATGCAGAGATAGTTGATTCGGAAGAAGATTAGTATATTCGTTTTAAGTTCTGCGCGACCTAAAAGAAGTGCTCTCTTGTCACGCGTACAAGACAAGAAAACAACCAATATCAGAAAATAAACCAAACATAGTTCAGTTAGGAGGCAAACAAGCATGGCACAACAGCTTACGATAGAATTCATAAAGGAACACTCCTTGTATTTACGCCCTCTTTTAACTGGGTCGTTACTTGAATTTTCCAAGCTTTTCGCCTTGGTTCTTTTCGGCGAACCGTTAATTGTATCAGAACACCATGTAGCTCTATGTAAAGCACTACAGGATGTAGCAGAAGGCAAGACAAGAAACCTTATAGTCAATCTAGGCCCAGGGTATTCCAAGTCACTGATTGCTGTCATAATGTTCAGTGCTTGGAGTTTAGCTAGAAACAATAGAAGCAAGATGCTTCATACTTCGTACTCTGATGATTTAGCTTCTTTGAACAGTAGCGCTGTAAGAGAGATAGTTTCTACAGAAGAGTTTCAGATTCTTTTTAATCAACCTCTTAAATTAGACTCCAAGGCCAAGAAGCGTTGGTTTAATCACTATGGTGGGGGAATGTATGCAACTGCTAGTAACGGACCTGTAACAGGCTTTCGTGCGGGGCAGATGAGTAACAAGAGAGTGTATTCGGGTGCTCTTATCATAGACGACCCAGTTAAGCCTGCTATTAATAACTCGTTAACAGAAATCAACTCTGTCAATGAACGATACATGACTACTCTTAGAAATAGGTTGGCGCATCCGAAGATACCAATTATCATTATCATGCAGAGATTAGACGACAGTGACCTTTCAGGTTTTCTTTTGCGTGGCGGCACCGGAGAAACATGGGATCATCTAGAACTTCCAGCTAATATAGACAACTCTCTATCGTATCCAAAAGAATACACCCATGGTAGACAGATACAACACTCTCTACCTGATGGCCCACTATGGGAATACAAGAACTCAAAAGCAGATCTTAGACTAATTGAACTATCGGATCCTTATACTTATAATTGTCAGTATCTTCAGAGACCCCAAGCTAAAGGTGGCAATCTATTTAACATACAGAATCTTGAGTATTATTCTTCTTATAATCCGGCGATAAACAAAATTATATTAGAGACAAACAAACATATAGATATACTCTTTAAAATAACCACAGCAGATACAGCCTTCAAGACAGGAGAGAGGAACGACTTCTCAGTATTTCAACTATGGGGACTTGGAAGGGATAATAGAATCTACTTGTTAGATCAATATCGCGGCAAAGTAGAAAACTACGATTTAGAGATTCAGTATCGTGCTTTCCTTAAAAAGCACGAATATGTGAAACAAACAAACATAATGGGTATCCGAGACAACTACATAGAAGACAAAGCTTCTGGTACTGGTTTAATCCAAGTCATGAGAAGAGACTTCGGAAAGAACTATATAAAGGATATTCAAAGAAATAGAGATAAAATTTCTAGATTCAAAGAAGCAAATGTATATCTGGTTAAGAAACAAATTGTACTTCCAAGACATTCTGAGTTCACAGGTGATTTTGTAGCTGAGATGCAGTCTATAAAAGAGATGAACACTCACAAACACGACGATGAAATGGATGCAGCCTGCGACTCTGTGGATATACTTCTAATAAAGAATACTACGGGATACATAGGTTGGGTTTAATCTTCGCGCGAACCATAAAGAAAGGAGCATATACAAATGGCTACCACCTTCAAGAAAACCTGCAAGACATGCAAAGTAGCCTATCCTGTAAGCCTAGAGTACTTCTATCGTAAACTACATGGCAAGTATGGACTTACAGCACACTGTAAAGCCTGTGAGAGAGCTAACTGTCTATCAAGGTACTATGTTTCTATTAGTTCGCCGCAACCAGAAGAAAAACAACCAAGAGAAGCAATACTTGAATGGGAACAAGAATGGAAGGAGTATAACCAAGAGAACAACCAATAACACCAATCTAATAAGCAATAACCAAATTAGTCTGACAAATAGAACACCTAGTTACGATACGATTGATTCTTTTATCTTTCGGCGCGAACAAAAGAATATCTACCTGTTAGACAGAAAGGACATTATATGTCTAAGTCACAACAATCAAAGAAACAAGCCCTTATCCTTCCAAACTCCAATAACTTTAACGATTCTTTAAAATCTCTCGTCTCAGGTCTTGGGACAGAAAAAGACAAGAGAATGAGCGGCACCTATCAATTTGAAACAATACATCACAATGAACTTTCAGCTATCTATTACAGTAACGGCCTGGGGGCGAAGATAGTTAACATACCAGTAGACGATATGACTAGACGATGGAGAAAATACAGTTCTCCTTCTCTTTCTCCTGAAAATCTTTCTCTTCTTTCGGCGCAAGACGAAAAACTTAACACTAAAGGACTCTTCAACGAAGCACAGAAGTGGGCTAGGTTGTATGGTGGGGCTATCATAGTAATGGGAATAGACGGAACAGGAGACCACACAGAGCCTCTAGACATAGACCGTGTAACGAAAGACTCTTTAAAATACCTACATGTATTCGATAGGCATGAAGTATCTTCGTGTGAGATAAATAATTCTAATCCAGCGGCACCAAATTTCAGACAACCTGAATACTATATCCTTCCTAATCAATCGGACAAGATACATTACACAAGGGTATTACGTTTTGATGGGGTAAAGATGCCTTGGAGGCTTAGGAAGATGAATTCTTACTGGAATGCATCTATCTATAACTCTATTTACAACGATTTAAGGAATTGCGATACGATTAAAGACTCTACAGCTACCTTAGTACTTGAAGCTAAAAAAGATATTGTTCAAATTGAAGGCTTGAAACAAATGATTCTCGCTGGCCAGGAAGATAAGATTATTGAACGTTTTGCCTTGGCGGATCTAATGAAAAGCAACTTCAATATGCTTTTGTTAGATGGAGACGAGTCGTACCAACAAGTTACAAACGGTTTTGCTGGACTACAAGGACTAGTACAACAATACTTGAATGTCCTCGCTTCTATCTCCCAAATTCCTGCAACAAAACTTCTTGGAGAATCGGCACCCGGATTAAATAGCACTGGTGAAGAGCAGACTAAAATGTACTATGACTATATATCTGCATTACAGAAAACAGAATTCACTCCAAGCCTAACTAGACTAGATGAGATACTAGTTAGAAACCTCTTTGGCAAGCCAGTAGAAGATTTGAAATCTACTTGGAATTCATTGTGGGAGCTTTCTGATACTGAGAAGTCTACTATACAGAAGAAGAATGCAGATCGTGATTCTATTTACTTAAGTACAAACGTTGTTTCTGTTGAAGAGGTGCGCGCGGAATTAAAAGAAGAAGAAACTTACGACAATCTTCAAGAGACCGCAGCACCCGCTGTAACAGAAGAAGGCAGTTAAACACATACCTAACCTTACCTATAGGCTACAGCCCCTCTAAGGGGGCTTGTAGCTCTATTCTTGGTTATATCAGTTTTATTCTGTAGAAATTGGACAATTCTATCATAATATGATATACTATATCATAAGATCAAATAGATTTGTTCTAAATCTTATCTAGTTTTTACCTGTCTCTTTCTAAAGGAACTCAAAACCATGAAGTACTTTTCTGACTCAACATTATCGACTCGTGAAATCAATGCGGATGGGTTCTTGCAAGCTACATCTGGTTATGCCAAGCCTGGAATCCAAGAGTATTCGAGGGGTGTATTTGAAGATAAAGAGCTTCCTTCTTTCCTTTTGGCCGCGCCAAACTTAAAAACCATACGCATACTACGTTCGAAAGAGGAAGTGTTCAGTAAGAAGTCATTAGCTTCGTTTACTAACAAGCCAATCACACAGGGACACCCTATAGAAGGTATTGTAACGCCTAAAAACATTAAACAGGTTCAAGTAGGCTTTACTACGAACGAGCCTATAGAGGTAAACGGTATTGTTACAGGCAACCTTATTGTTCAAGACGAAAACGCAATTCAATCCGTTCTAATTGGAAAAGACCAGATATCAGCTGGTTATACCGCCGATGTAGAATGGAAACAGGGAGTTCATCCGGTATTCGGTAAGTACGACGGTGTACAGAAGAATATACGGGTTAATCACATAGCAATCGTGCGGGCTGGCCGTGCGGGAAGCACAGTCAGAATTAACGATGCAAAGGAGACACAGATGGAAAAAACATTAACTATCAACGGTGTCGAGATGACCTTCACGGACGAACAATTTGAAGCCGTAGAGAGTCTCGTTACCAAGAACAAGGAATTATCTGATTCTATTGAAGCAAAAGATGCAGATCTTTTAAAGAAAGAAGAAGAACTTGTTCTGAAAGAAACAGCCTTTAACGACCAAAAGGAAGAATTTTCTAAGGTTTCGGGCGAACTAGAAGCAGAAAAAGCATTAAAACTTACTGCTGAACAACTTGACGGCCTTGTAGCTAAGAGAATCAATCTTGTGGATTCAGCTCGTTCACTCGATAAAGAGATTGAAGCTACTGGCAAAACCGATAAAGAACTAAAAGATCTCTGTATCAAAAAGGTTCTTGGAGATTCTTTTGATCTTACAGACAAAGAAGATTCTTTTATCGACGGCGTATTTGAAACTATTCTTAATCAAAAAGCAGAAACCAAAGAATCAGATACTCTTGCTAAAACTCTTGTTGATACCGAAGAAGACAAAGAAACAAAGCAAACAGCTGCTGAAAAGTACAGTGAAGCTACTCGCTCTGCCTGGCAAAATAAATAGAAAACATATAACTTAAACAATCAATCAACTATAAATAGATACAATTTGTATCTTGAAAGGAAATCAAAATGAGTATTCAAACAAGCGTAGCCTTAGCTCCTGCTGTTAGCCTTCCCGGTAGTGCAGATGCAGGTCCTATGAGAAAATCAAGTAGAGCCGCTGAAGGCGTTGTAGGTTTTGGTCTTGTCGTTTCGCGCGGCACCGACAAAAACGAACAATGTCTAGTTGGCGGAGCCGATGGAACAGCTCCTTTAGGTATCTCTCTTCGTGACCTCTCTCAACTCTCTGATGCTACTAGCATCACTTACAAAGACGAATCAGCAGTTTCTATTGCTGAAAATGGCGCATTATATGTACTAGTAGTTACGGATGCTGTTACAGCTGGCGATACTGTTACTTATATCGCTTCTACTGGCGTTATTGACGGCGGAGCAGAAGACGTCTCTGGCGGAGTTCTTGAACTTGACGGTTGGGTATTTGACCAATCTGTTGCCGCTGGTGCCATGGTTTTAGTCAAGAAGCTTTAATTTAAACTAAACAACTAACCTTTGAAAGGATAAAATAACATGTCTACTTATAGTCAAGCTCAAAAATTCCTTGATAGTGCCGATGGCGGTATCTTCTTCGGAACTCAACTTGAGTATCTCATGGAGAAAACTTTTGACGTTAAATACGGAGTACCTTCTTACTCTAAAATCTTCCCAGTGAATAACACTGGATCGGAATGGGCTACTAGCGTTTCTTATCATGTTTCTGATGAAGCTGGCAAAGCTAAAATCGTTGGTAATAACATTAACGACCTTCCTCAAATCGACCTTTCTGGAAAGAAAGTAACTCAACCAGTAGAAACCGTAGCAGACTACATTAAGTTTACTACTCTTGAAGTACTCCAAGCTCAAAAACTAGGTCTCAATCTAGATGCAGCTAAAGCACTTGCAGCTCGTCGTGCAATCGAACGCGCATTGAATGACATTTTCTGGAACGGTAATGCAGATTACGGTCTTCCAGGTCTGTTTACTTCTAGTCTGGCTACTTCTGCTGTTTCTAAAGCATGGGACGGTACTGCTAGTCCTGATGAGATAATTGCAGATCTTTCTACCGCGCAAAACGCGATTAATGAAACTTCGAAAGATGTTTTCATGCCTAACATTATTGTTGTGACTCCTGGAATCAGGAACTATCTCTTTAATACTCGCATGACTTCTACTGGTACCACTGTTGGTAAATACATCCTTGAGCAACTTGATTGGGCACAAGAGATTGTATCTGCTAATGAACTAGTAGGAACCGCTGCTGGTAGTACTGATGGCGTTCTATTATTCCAAAAAGACCCAGAGGTTGTAGAAGCGATTATCACTAGTGACATCACTATTGGTGAGCCAATTCTTAAGCATTTTGGTTTTGAAGTTGCTATGAGTGCTCGCACTTCTGGTTTACATTTTCGTCACCCGCTTGCCGGATTCATTCTCTCCGCAGTGTAGCGTAATCATTGAGGTTTTAGGGATTCCAGGGTTTTAAAGCCCTGGGGTCCCGCCTTGTCTTTTCTTAATCTTTCAGCTTTCCTTTACATGGTTACATCTTTATGATATTCTTTAGTTAGATACTGAAGAAAGGACATTTTGATGAAACGTTATTGTAATGGATGTAAAACCGAAAGAGATACTGACTACTTCCACAAAGGAAACACACAATGTAAGTCTTGTGCTTGTGCTCGTTCGCGGGCTCATAAGAAGAAACTAACTATTTTTAGACAGGCACGAAGAAACTTTATCTCTGTATTAAAGACGAAAGTATTCAATGCTGACATCAAGAGATGTAACAAATGCGATACTTTCAAGTTGTTTTCTGAATACTACAAGGCCAAGAGCCATTCAGATGGTCTTTGTTCTGTTTGTATCTCTTGTTCCAAGGTTTCTATGCAGGCTTACTTTTCTAAGTCGGGAAACAGAGAAAAGAAAGCAGCTAGAGACAAAGCTTATTACAATCAGCCTGAAGTAAAACAAAGAATATTTGCACGTTATAGAGAGCGTAGACGTACAGATGTTGAATATAAACTTATTGCAAACCATCGTTCTCGCAGAAATCAGGCTATCAAGTTATTTTTCAAGAACGGCGAATACGAAGGTTCTACAACTAAAGAGCTTGGTTGTTCTGTTTCTTTCTTTGAAGAATATTTAGAGGCTCAATTCGAGCCTGGTATGACTTGGGACAACTGGGGTCCTAAAGGCTGGCATATAGACCATATCATTCCTTTGTCAGCCGGTTCTCATAACCCAGAGTTATTCATGCTGCTATGTGGCTACTGGAACGCTCAACCTCTTTGGGCAAAAGACAATTTATCTAAAGGCGAACGAATATCTATTGACGACGAGTTACTTCTAGATATGATATATCGGTAGTCTTTTCTTTCTTATCCTTTCTTCTCTCTAGTTTTCAATAAGGAGTAATAATTATGGCAGTATTAGCAGATTTTCGAACGAGATATCCTGAATTTGATACAACTACAGACGAGAGGGTACAAGTTTTCCTTGACGATGCAGCTCTAGAGATGTCAGAAAAGGTCTGGGATACACTATACGATAGGGGACAGCTTGCTTTAACAGCCCATCTAACCACAATGGCCAACAAGACAGCAGCGGGTGCTACAGGGCCTTCTAGTGCGGTAACAGGTAGAAGTGTAGGCGATGTTTCTGTTTCTTTTGGAACGGCAACTGTAAAAGATAAACAAGAGGAGTATCTGTCCAGTACGAGTTACGGACAAGAATACCTTAGACTTGGTTCTTTACTTGGTGGTTTCGCATTAGTTGTTTAAAGGTGGGCGATTGGGAAAATGACTACTGTAAAAGTTACAAGAACTCAACATGTAGATGTTAACAAAGCCTTAGAAAAGCTAGAAGATGTAGCTGTTGAAGTTGGAGTTTTTGCCGACGCGGGCAACTATCCAAACGGAACACCTATAGCAGAAGTAGCAGCGTATCAAGAATTCGGTACACAAAACATGCCAGCACAGCCATTCATGCGTTTAAATATGCTCAGAAACAAAGCAGACTACATTCGAATACAAAAGAAGCTTATGCTTCTTGTCATAGAAGGTAAGATTACCGCTGAGAAAGCCAACCAAGTACTAGGTGGACTGATTGTTAAAGACCTTCAAGAAGTAGCTCCAAGCGACACGGGAAGACTTCGTGACGCTATAGAATGGAAACCTTCAAAAGATTAGTTTTTTACATATCGCGCGACCAAAAGAAACATAAAGGAGCAAACATAATGTCGCTTTTAGATTATTTCTCTTCAGACGAATTCACTACAGCTTCTTTGGTTACAGGTGGAAGCGATGGAACATACGATTCAGAAGGTAAGTACACAGCAGGAACACCTGTTGAACCTGTTGACGTATTAATTATCAAACCACAACCTTTATCGGCTAACGATTTGAGAATGTTTGAAACGGGAGAGTACGTCACAGACTTTCTTCGTACCTATACAGAGGCTACAGTTGCAACTAGAAGATTAAGTAAAGATTCAGATAAGATTATTTATGCTGGCAGGACTTATAAAGTTATGCGAGTAGACGATAGAAGTGCTGATGGAGGCTTCTTAAAGCTATTTATAATGGAAATTACATTAGACAATCAGTAATTAGTTAAAGGGAGGACACATGAGTCACTTATCAGCCTGCTGTTCAAAATGTCATACTGAGTTGCCGTTAATTAGTGATTTCTTTCAGCGCGACAAACAAAAAACCACTGGATTTCGCCCAGACTGTAAGGCTTGTAACTCTAAGTATAATAAAGACAAACGTAATAAAAACCCAGAGACAAAAAAGAAACGAAAAGAATACAATGCTCGTCCTGATGTTAAAGAACGGATGAAACAGTATAGTAAAGAATATTATTCTCGTCCGGGTCAAAAAGAGAAACATAGAGAACGAGTAAGAAAGTCTTCTGCGCTTCCTGAGAATAGAGAACACAAAAGAAAGTATCAAAACCAAAAGAGAAAAGATGATATTCAATATAGATTAAGTGGCAATCTAAGAAGTAGGCTATACATGGCCATAAAGAACGGACAGAAAGCTGGTTCAGCGATAGACGATTTAGGCTGTTCGATTGAATATTTAAAGAAACATCTTGAGAAACAATTTCAGCCAGGCATGACTTGGGACAACTATGGAGAATGGCACATAGACCACATCAGGCCTCTCTGTAGCTTTGACTTAACCGATAGGTACTACTTTATTGAAGCGGTACACTGGACCAACCTACAGCCTTTATGGGCTATAGACAACTTAAAGAAAGGGGAAAGGTAACATGTCTCATCTCTCAGCAATGAAAGCCTGGTTGATGCAAATTAGCGAGCTTGATAGCCAACATGTTATCTTGGCAAGACAAAACGGTCCACGACCCGAGGGTGACTATATTACTTTCGAGATATTAGCTACAACTGGAAATAGCTTTGATTACTCTTCTAAAGATGAGAAAGATGGCGATTTCGCTACTGTATACTTCTATAATTTAAAACAAACGACACTCGATGTTAACATTTATTCAGATGACGGGGTAGAAATACACAATAAGCTATCCCATTCAAATGAACTATATTCTATTAGGAGTCTATTCAAAGACGACGATATGGTTTTTATTAGTGGCGCGACGCCAAGAAACCTAACTGGGTTAGGGGATACCTCTTGGAGACCAAGGTACCAATCAGAATATAGATTTAGAACATCAAACACAATAGCAGAAGACGTAGAACGTATCTTCGAATACGACATAGACGGAATTATAGTAGGTATAGATCCTATTCCAGTTCCACCAGGGCCAGATAGTAACTTTATTTTCTGGGGCGCGACAACGAAAACAGATTCTTATACAGAAGCTGATATAGAAGCTTTGTCAGACCAAATACTATCTAGTACTAAAGACAGAACAGTATCTATTACAACAGGCCTGACACAGTACATGCTTGTCTGTAGCCCAGTTCGATTCGGTGTACAGACCTGGACCGTATCGGGCTTCACAGGAGGCGTCTTGGCTCCAGAAACAGTATCTGTTACCAATCCAGACAACTACACAGAAGACTACTATGTCTATCGCAGTACAAACAGCAATCTAGGCGAAATATCGTTAACTATTAGTTAGAGGGAGAGATAAATTATGAGCGAGTATATTAGACTAATAGCCGCTATTAGGGCTGCTAACGATGGTTTTGTTGGACTAGTAGACGCAAAAGACGTAAAAGGAACAGGCAAAGATGGAGGAGTAGTACCGGATGACGCAATAAGCGAGTCTAGTGTTACTCAACACGTAGATGCAATTGCAGCCGATATCAAAGCAGAAGAACTAGCTACCGATATAACTGACACTACTTTAAGATTAGCTCCCGATGGAAACAACGGAGTGGAATTTGTTGCTGGCACAGGTGGACTAGTAGCACATGCTCACGATGGAACCTATCATACAGGCACTCTTCCAGAGGGCGATGTATCGTTTGATAATACAACAGGACATACGC